GCCGTGCTCATAGGTGGCCTTCACGGTCTTGAGTCCGCCGCGCCACAGGTTGATCTCGAACGAGTTGATCGGGGTCGAGGCGAGATCGATGATCTGCAGCCCATCCCACTCGTAGGAGACCGTGTTGTTGTTGATGTCGGTCACGCCGGTGACGGCGACAACGGGGCGCTGAGGGAGCCTCACCTTGCGGTTGCGGACCCTCAGCGTCACCGTCGAGGTCGCGAGCGTGAACTCGAGGCCGGTGAAGGTGCGGACGCGCTGGGAAGCGATATCGAGCAGCCGGGGGGCGCGCTCGAGGTCGGATGTGTCCATCTGCCGGCGCATCACGGCCTGCAGATCCTCGGTGTCAGCGAGTGCGACCATCACACCTCCGATCGGAGGTCCCCGCCCGAAGGCGGGGACCGCGGATGATCAGGAACCGGAGTTGTTCGTGAGCTTCACGAACGCGTCGGGGTCGTTGAGCAGGAAGCCGTACTCCGCCTCAGCGAGGATGGCGACGAGGTTGTGCTCGAACAGCGACGTGAGCGTGCCGTTGATCGTCACGGCCGCCTCGGTCGAGACCCGGTAGCTGATGCCACCGACGACGCCCCACGCTGCCTGACCGAAGTCGCCGCCGTAGCCGACGACCGAGGTCTGGTTGGCGGTGGCGACACCCTCGCCAATGAACGACGGGCGGTTCAGCAGCCGGCCGGCGGTGCTGAGGCCAGCGGCGTCGGCATCGGTCGGGAGCTCCACGTAGAGCGGGCGGCCGGTGGTGTCGGTGGCGCCCCACAGGGTCGGCTCCAGGATCGAGTCGAGCGCCCAGCCATTCAGGCGGTAGCGCCGGCCCGAAGCGTCGGAGTCGGTGACGATCTCGCGCATCGCCTCGACGAGGTCGCCGTGGATGCCGCCGAGAGCCTGCGAAGAACCGCCGATCTCGGCGCCCTTCGTGGTCTGGTCCATGTAGGTGGCGAAGGGGCCACCGCCGGCGGTGCCGTCGGGACCTTCGTCGTGGAGGGCGGCACGGTCGAACGCGACGGCGAAGGACTCGGCGAGCGAGTTCCGCATCGTGTTGATGTAGCCACCGGGGTTGGCACGCACGACCTCGGCGGAGACCACCAGGATCGCGGCGAGCTTCTTGGGCACCATCGACTTGAGAGCGAGGGTGCCGGAACTGGCCGGCTTGATGCCGCCCTCATCGACCCACCCCGCGGCGGGCCGGCCGGTGACGACGGGGATGGACTCGCCGTTGATCCCGAGCGGGACCTGCGGGACGAGCTGCTGCACGACCGACTGGCGAGCAGCGCGCTCGAAGATCGGTGCGGCCTCGTGGGCGGGGAGGAAGCCGGAGAAGTCCGACGTCTTGGTTGCGGCGGTGATCGCCATGGGGGTGTCCTTTCGGGAGGGTTAGGCGGCCCCGACCGCGCGCTTCAGCGACTGCGTGAGTGCATCGCTGTTCAGCGCCGGCGTGGTGCCTCGAGCGCCCTGACCCAAGTCGGGTGCGGCGGGGTAGCCCGGCGGAGTTGCCGGCGCTTGCTCGGTGGTCTGTGCGGGTGCGATGCCGTCGATGAACGTGGAGACCGACTGGTGGTCGACCTTGCCGTCCTCGCCGAGGAACTTGGCGCGGTCGAGACCGAACGTGAGCGCCGTCAACTGCTCCGGGCTGAGCCGGCCAGCAGACTTCGCTTCGAGTGCCGCGTCGACGAGTTCGACCGCCAGCTCGGCCGTGGCCGCGGTGCGCCCGCGTGCCTCGGCTTCGGCGATCGCCTTCTCCGTGTCGGACATCGTGGACGCCTTCAACTGCTCGAGCTCGGTCGCGGCCTTGGCGTTGGCCTTGGCGCGTTCCTCGTTCTTGCGGGCTTGGGCCTTCCACTTCTCGACTTCGGCGGAGAGGTCGACCGTTGCGGTCTCGGTCTCCGTGGTCTCGGTTGTGGGCGCGTCGGTGGTGGCCGTTTCGGCCGTGGTCTCTGGCATCGCTGGTTCTCCCGTTTCGGGTTGGTGGGTGCCCCGTTGCGGGGCGGTCAGAGGGCGACGGGGACGGCTGTGCAGCCGCACCGGTCGTGGCCGAAATCGGCCGTCTCTGAGGTCTTGTATCGCTGGCCTGCGGCGTCACGGCAGAACCGGCAGGCAGCGGCCCGTGGAACACGCTCCCAGGCCACGCGAGTCCGTGTGGCGGTGGTGACGTGGTCGCCGGTCCTTCGGGCAGCTGAGGCCACGAATCGGTCCGTTTGGGCTTCAGTGATGGATCGGCCGGCACTCACGGCTTCGTCGTACGGGCGGCCTTCGGAGAGGGCGTGCCAGACAGCGGTGAACGGCGACCGAGCGTTGTACTCGACGTCGATCGCCCCGATCGGGATGGCCGGCGGTCGAAGTTGAAGGATGGCGGCGTAGAAACCGACCGCCACAGTGATCGCAGTGCGTTTCGCAGCGAACGTGTGTGGTCCGGCGAGCCTCAGGAACGTCGAGAGGTCGGCTTCGTCGTATCCGTCGAGCCCGTCCCAGATTCGGACGAGTTGCGCTGCGGTGCGGGACGAGATACGGGCCTGGGTTGCCTTGTGGCGTTCCACGAGGGCCGCCACCTCGTCACGCTGCAGCACCCACGGGCTCCGGGGTGGGAACAGGCTCGAGGAGAGCCTCGGCGGCCAGTTCGGCCTCGTTGCGGGCGATCTCCTGCGGCGTGAGCTGCCAGATCTTCTCCTGCACCGTCCGTTTCGACAGCCCGACCGCCTGCGTGGCCGCCTGGCCACGCTCGGAGAGTGTGTATCGCTCCGGGGACGCCCAGATCACCTCGAGGTCGGACCGGGCGGCGCGCTCGGCGTCGCCCATCATCATGAACGCGATCGACATGACCGCTTCGTACGCCTCGCCGGCCTGACCCATCCGGTCCTTGACCTTGAAGATCAGGCCCTCACGGGTCAGCGACGCGCCCTCGGCGGATCCTTGCGCAGCGTCGGGGAACAGATACGAGAGCGGGGTTCGGGTGACGGCGGCGAAGTCGCGCACGTCGGCCTTGACGGACTCGAGGACCGGGGTCAGGTCAAGCGCCCCCGATTCCCACATCTCAGCGGTCGCCGGGAGGGTCCAGATGGCTCCGGGGCCCTGTCGGAACAGCTCGTCGTAGTCGACCTCGGTCCCGTCAGGGTTCGTGGTCGGAACGCCCTTCACGGCGCGCTGGCGGAAGGCCTGCAGCGTCATGATCTCGAGCCGGTTCAGGATCGTGTAGTTGATCCGGTCGAGGATCGGAAGGTGCGGTTCGATCTCGCCCTTCGGGAGCCCCCGGATCTGCGGGCGGTACGCGAACGGCACCACCGGTACGACCGGCACGCCCAGCGGCTGCGGCGGTCCCGTCCAGTCCCAACCGGACAGCTCGTTGAGCTCGCCCTCCTGATGCTTCCGCTGCGCCTTCACGACGTAGCCCGGAACGTACAGGTAGGCGACGTCGAGATCATTGAGGACGTCGTGGAACACCTTCGCCGCAGCCGTGGCACGGCGCCGGCGCGCCGGGTCGACCTCGCAGATCACCTCGCGAGGATCCTCGGGGGTGATGAGCGGAACGCCGGTCTCTTCGTCGATGGCCCCGACGATCATGTACGCCTGCGACAGGGACAGCGCGGTGGAGTCGACGAGCTTGTGGTCGGCGTCGAGGCCGTTGGCCTGCCAGATGTCCCACGCTACAGAATCGCCGAGGTCGTCGTTCTGGGCGCCGGTGCGGAACCCGAGCGGATCCATGCGCTCGCGGGTCGCTTCGATCGCCAGCTCGGCGTAGTTCGTGCGCGACATCTGCATGAGTCGCCGAGCCGCGTCGCGGACTGCGGCGTCGGCGTAGGCGGGGATCCCGTTCTCGCCGTCGTAGTACATCTGCAGGATGTCGTAGCGGTTGCGACGGGCTGCGAGCTCCTTCATGAGCCGCTGCAGCGTTGCTCCGGCGGTGCCGGCGGAGGTGTCGATCATATCAACTACCTCCGTTCATCGGATCCGCCTGGGGACCCAGGTCTCGGCCGCTTGCGTCACGACGCCCTTGGCAACGGCGTCGAGGCGGCACTGCCAGGCGAGGACAGCGGCCACCGCTGCGTCGATCTTGCGGGGCGAGTAGTCGTTCTCTTTGCCGAGGTTGAGCTTCCCACCCTTGACCCGGCGCCGGGCTTGGAGGACGTGGCGGGTGAGTGCGTACTCACCGGAGTGGGTCAGATCGGCATTGCGAACGGCGCCCTCGAACGATTCGATCGCCCGCTGCACCAGACCTGAACGGCCGCCGGTCATCCACCACTCGAACGGATGGTCAGCGGTCGACTTCACGGTGACCTTGCCGCCGTACGTTGCTTCCCAGGCGTTGACGTGGGAGCGCCAGTCCTTCGCCGGGTCCATGTACGCACCGACCACGGCGTACTTCGTGAAAGCGTGCTGGATGGCGGCTTCGATCGCCGCCATCGGCGGCTGCCACTCGTCCTGGCCGGGACCGTCGGGGGCTTCCCAGACGCCGAGCTCGAACAGGTGCCCGTCTGACACCCGGCAGGCGATCAGCGCAGTGGCGTCAGGCTTGCCCTTGGCCCGGCCGCGGGATCCGTCGAATCCGAGCGTGATCTGCTCGAGGTCGGCGACGATCTTCGTGGCGTCAGCGATGTGCGCCCATTCCGGTTGGGTGAGCCACGAGTCCGACGCGTGGGTGATCTGGTTGAGGTAGAACCCTCGAGCGTCCTGCGGATCCGTGTCGGGATCCCAATAGTCGGCCACGATGCGGTCGATCGATACCCAGCCGCCGTTGACGTCGGCAGATTCGCCGTAGGCGACGGCGAGACCGTGGCGAAGTGACGCTTCGTCCGTCGGGTCGGTCTCGGGTGGGGCTTCGCGGTGGTCGAACAGCACGCCCGTGGAGATCTTCGTCTTGCCCTCTGCTTGGAGTCGTTCGGCGTCGAACGAATGCTCGGCGACCGAGTCCTCACCCGGGCGGAAGGCGTTCGGCGTTTCCACTGAGCTCCCGTTGACCTTGGCGAGGTTGCGGCGCAGCGTTGCCGCCAACTTCACCCCGCCGTTCGAGGGCTTCCACGACTCCGTCTGATCCATCGCGTTGAAAACGGGGCGAAACCCCTCACGCGATGTTCCCGACGCTGTGACCGGTTCGATCACACCTCGAGGCACGTTCACGAACCCCTGCAGCGGTTCGATCTGATAGGCGTCGTACACCGGGCCTGTCGACGCCATGTCGAGCAGCGGCTCCCAGGTGTTCGTCGTCTGATCCTCCGACACCGCGACGACCTGGACCTTCGGCTTGAACCCGAGATCAGCCCACGGCTTCCCGACCGGCTGACCATCAGCGTCCCACCCGTCGAGGACTACGTCACCGAGGGCTTCGACAAGGCACAGCGCCGCTACCAGCGGCGACTTCCCCCAACCCTTCGGGCGGGAGAGCACGGCACGGCGGATGAGTCGGCCGTTCATCATCGACCGACCCCGGATCGCCTGACCCGAGAACCTTCGATCGACCTCGTAGAACTTCAGGACGAACTGGGCCTGCTCGTTCGTGAACACCAACGGCTCACCGGCGGACGGACCGTCAGGGACGATCAGGAACTCCTCGATCCAATCGAGGACGTACCACCCGAGAGTCGGACGCTCACCCTCAAATGATGGCTTCCAAGGCACTACTCGGCGAGACGCAAACCGTCGCGCCGCTGACCTCGAGGCTGCGACCGCCCCGCATCCGCCGCTTCGGCCTGAGCGAACGTGATCTTCAGCCGAGCCCGATCCTCCGGCGTCGCCCCGAACTTCGCGACCCGCAAACGGAGCTCAGCCGCGGCTGTCGTCGACCCGTTCCAGAACTTCGCATGGATCACCGCCGTGTCCAACAGGAACGACCAATCCGACGCCGTGAACTCGGGGGCCAGCGGAGACTCGCCCCACATCGCCCACCACTGCTGCGTCATCGCCGGCCACACGAACTCCACGAGCTCGTCGTCCTGCTCGATCAGAAAAGTCGGGAGCGCCGGCTGCGTCGCCGGCTCCGCCTCGATCACCCGCAACTCGGGCACAGCATTGCGCCGTGCCCGACGAGAAGGATCCTTCGGGGCAGGTCCACGTCCAGCCATCAGAACCTCCTCAGCAAATCAGCCCAGACCCGTACAGATGGCCAGCGCCA